TGACCTATATAAACTTTATTGTTTGTATTATTTGTTATTTTATATATACCACACAACTTCTCCATAATCACCAACTCCTTAATTGTATTATACTACGTATAAACGTGTACGTCAATACTTATTTACATATAAACGTATTAATGCTATAATACATTTGAGGTGATGTTATGAGAAAGAAATTTACTACAAGTCTTGATGATGAAGTTATAAAAAAAATAAAGTTACAAGCAGTTATGGAAAACACAGATGCTAGTAAAATCATAGAAAAATTAGTTGTTGAATATTTAAAGTCTATTGAAAAATAGGCTTTATTTTATTCCCTTTGCCTTTGCCCACTCGCTGTAAGTGGTGTATTTAATCACTTCCTTGGAAATATTATCTTTTCTGTTAGTTGGCTTCCAGTTTTTGTATGGAACGCTCAAAATTATACATCTACATAGAGGATGCGTATCATATATAGGTTTAGGATGATTTTCATTTATCCCCCAAACAATGTCATCCAAACTAGCATCATAATCAGCAGTTAAATTGTCCAAAGTTGCGTTCCAAGTTACTTCTTCAACCCCTGAACTTCTAGCAATAGCTTCTTGTGCATCTACTGCCATTCTTCCAGCTTCGGTTTGTACTAGCCTACGTGATTCGTAAGCAGTTGTATTAAATGTTTTCTTAATATTACGTGCTACCTTATCAATCGTTGTCTTGCCTTTCATGGCATCTTCTAGTGAACCTTGTAACCTATCTATTAATAGCCCTTTATTTTTCCATATCCTATCAGAGAATGATTCGCCTTTAAATTTCTTGTTTACTGCTTGATTTATGAACTCTTTATTAATCATATCGAATTTTAAATTAATAGGCATACCCATTTCCATAGTAAAAGCACTTTTATAATAAGTATCTTTAAAAACATTACTCATAATATCAGCAACTTTTGCAACTTCGCTAGTGCCTAACGTTTTACCTATACTTTTTAACATTTGTTTAAATCCCATACTGCCCTTTTGCTTACTTGTCATTTTTAATAGTCCATCAACCCCATACTTGATAAACATTGCCCCTAAGAGGGCTTCTAGTGTCTTTAGTGATGCGTTTTGTTCCTTATATATCTCTTTCATTTGAGCATCTGTATATTTTTCTGAATCTGTTTTTATTTTCTCTATTAATTCTCTATACTGTTTGTTTATGTTCATCACCACCTTAAAAGAAAAACACCCGCTAAATAGCGAATGTTAATTGCTGGATATTATTTTTATAGTTTAAGTATTTAAGAATTTTAACTTCTCTTTTTTTATCATAGTACTTGTATTTAGGATACCATTTAAAGAAGTCCTTATTTCCTTTTGAACTATTGCAAGAACAACAACTTGGGAGAACATTATTTATTGTAAATTCACCCTTTTTACTTAGTGCTAGGAAATGCTCTCTTGCTAAAGGTTTTTCTTCTCCGCAATAACAACATCTATTATTAAAGTCTTTTTTAATAATTCCCCATTGCTTATTAGTTAAAGTTGATGATAACCCTTGTTTTCTGGTTCTGCTTCTTTGCGCAATCGTAATGTATTTTTCTTTATTATTTTTACGATATATATTACAGCGTTTAATTACATATTCGCTATTGTCTGAATAATATTGTCTGCATCTATTTAAAACCATTTCTCTATTCAATCGATAATAAATTTTATTGCTATTATCCAAACTTTCCTTGTTCATTATATAATACCCCTTGCTATATTCCTTATGCTGATTGCTTAAATATTCTTTATTATCTATATTATATTGCTTTTGATAATCTGCTACAGATTGTTGATTGCTTTGAGCGTATTCGGTTTGGTACTGCAATTTTGACTCTCTATTTTCAATATAGTACTGTTTTCCTATAGCCGATATTTCTTCTTTATGTTCTTTGCGATACTTCTTATTATTGATAGTAATTTTTTCTATATTTGATTTATGGTATTGATGAGTGTAAATTTTAACACACTTTTTACACTTGCCACAAAATCCATCATTATTTATTTTAACCTTTTGAAAATACTCAATTGTTAATGGTAGTTCTTGTTTGCATTTGTTACAAACTTTTGTTTTCATAACTATCAACCCCTTAATACTATTATATCATACATGACCGTCAATTGACAGTTATTAATTAAAGATATATAATATATTTGAGGTGATATTTATGAGTAAACCAATTCTTAAAAATAGAGTAGTTCCTAATAGTGCAATTGATAAAGAACTTTATACAAGTTTAAGAGAATATTCTAAAGAAACATCAATACCTATTTCTAAGTTGTTAGATAAAGCAATAGAATTATTTTTAAAGTCTGCTAAATAGTAGGCTTTTATTTTGTTTCATCACTATTTAGCAAATCATTACCTATAGAATTTTGACTTTGTTCTAATTTGAGTTGCTTGGCTTCATTTTCAGGATTATCTATAAATGAATATAGTCCGTAACCTGTTTTTTTACTGATATTAGGGTTCTGCGATAAAATTTGTGACGAAAGCAAATCGTCGCTAGGAATTAAAGCAGTTAATTTTATGTTTACATCCCTATAATCATATTCTTTTGATTCTATTATTAATAAATACTCGAATAAGAATTGTAATCTAGTCTTAATACAATCTTTTATCCCATTCATATTAGTACTACACTTCTGTGATAACCCTATAAGCCTATTTTTTAATGCTAGACTTGATGTATTACTAGCAAGTTTATCATTGTGATTTATATGGCTAGTAAGTTCATACATATTTTCTTTTAAGGTAGTTAATGTCGATTGGATGACACTATCATCAATTTGCTTTATCATCCATGAAGCATCACCGCCAATAGGTAATTCCATTATGCCATTCTTTTTCATTTCATCAGCTGCGCCGACTTCATCGCCTATTGTTGTCCCTATTAATTTCAAATAGGCATTTCTAAAGTCAGATATTTCATTTACTATATCACTTGCCACAACCTCATAACCATCTTGACTACCTTTTATATTACTATAAATACTTTCTGCAATAGTTCCTATTTTACATATGCCCACGGGAACTTTACTAAATATATTTGTTTCAGTACCACCAAATGCTACAAAATCAGTTCCATCTACTATGTAATGAGTGATTTCTTTACCTTCATATACATCAGCATACTGCGTTTCAACATCAAATTGTTTTTTATAAAATCTTATGCACAATTCTATGTAACCATAATCATCAGTTAAAATATATGAGTTTTTAGGAGTTAAAATAATTGAAGAAAACAAGCCGTCAATATCAATATAATATAATTCGTAAGATTCATTAAATATCAGCCCTTGTTTCCCTAACTCTCTATTATGGTTACTACTCCAATGCGCTAAATTGAGTCTTATATCATCTATTATCTGTTTATTATCGCTATTGCTTGAATACCCTACTGGATTTCCCACACAATAAGAAGCTTCTTCTCCTACAAACCGCTGAACCATATTAACATTGACTTTATTATTCGCTCTGCTCGTTATCATTTCATAATTTTCCATGGCATCCGTTCTACCTTCGTAATAGTCCATCATCTTTTCATAAGTTATTAATTTTGTGTCATAATCTTCTTTGCATTGTGCGAGTAACTTTTTATCTATCATTCTATCAACTCCCTTAAATTAACCGCTTATACAAACATTTGTATTATTGTTCAATTGCATTAAATCGTTATAGGCGGTTAAATAATATTCATATTTGCTTTCAATATTTTCTGTATTAATTATAATTTCAGTAGCACCCGTAGGCAATTTTACCGCTATAACCATTTTCTTAATTTCTCCAAATAATTCCAAACTATTTTTATATTCAAACTTAAATGTTTCTTTTGCATTCATACTAATTACCGCCCTTTCTTCTTTTTAATTCTTTTTTTAATTCTGTGGTACTATATTTTGATAAAGGGTTATTGTCTTTCCCTTTCATTTCTGCTTTTATTAATTCATCACTTCTATTTATCAAATTTATTCCCCCTTTATACTCCTAGTAATTCTCTATCGTAAAATTTAACCTTTTTTATAATTTCTATTGTTTGAACGTCTATAGTAAACTGTGCTACGCAATCTCCAAAGTCATCATGCATGGTAAACTTCTGACCGCTAAACTCTAACAACTGTTCAATAGGTTTTTTATCTTCTTCATTAAAAATAATCTGTCCTGTATTAACTGGATCAATTATAGTAGCAATCTTTTCATCTTTATTAGTTTTCTGCATTTTATTAATAAATGTAAAATTTCTACTTCTTAATTCAGCATCTAAAGCAATTAATTCTTGTAATTTTAAAACATCCGTACCCATGTAGAGATTTTTTTCTATACTTATATGTGTTATATCTTTATAGTCCTTAAGCATTTTAATCATTTTATTACATAAGTCTGTAAAACTTAATTTAACTAATAATCCTTTGCGTATATATGTAAATCCGTTAGCGTTGCAAATTGAACCAACTAACATAGCCGAATAATCACTCTTGTCGTTAACACTTGAAGCTGGGTCGCACTGTAACATAGTCTTATCGAATATATGCTCCTCAATGTCCTTAACTGGCTGTGTGCGTACACTCTTAAACCATCTATTACCGACATTCTGACAATCACACATAAGTTCTTGCATAAATGCAGTTCTTTTAGTAAAAAATTTCTGTGCCAACTTATCACATTCGTACTTTTCCCAAATTGTAGGGAATATCATTTCTTGCCTGTATTTTGTATAATATTCTTTTAGCAAAATGTCTTTATCTTCTTTATCTAATTTGTCATTAAATAATAATCGTTTGTAATGTTGCCAGTATTCATTATTATCAAAATAATCATCAACTTCAAAATCTACAACCTTTCGGTGAAATACTTTAAAGGTAACATCCTCGCTTACTGTATTAATAAAATCTGTACTAGATAAAGGTGTACCGATAACTAAAAATTTACTAGCACTTTTGATTTTAATACCATCCCTAATAACTTCTGTGTCGCCAACCTCTGCTATTTCCTTGTAAAACTTATTAAGTACCTTTTCTTTTGCTCCATCATTCAATACATCATCTTCACTTAGTACATCATCTAAAATTATACACGCTGGTCTTACTATTCCATCTATTGAACCGTAAGTTGTACCACGAACTGAACTGCCCCATGAGAAAGCCTGTATTTTAGTATTATTAGTGAGTTCTAATTCTTGTTTATTGACTGTACGATCGCGTTTATTGAAAAAGTCTCCAAATGCTTTAGTAATATAAGGATTTTGCAACATCTTTTTAGTATCAGCAATGAATTGCACACTGTCGGCTTCTTTGTTACCAATAATTATGCTATAGATTGACTTTTTATAAGCGTGTAGGTATGTTGTAAGAGCCTTGTTTATAATAGTTGACTTAGAACACCCACGAGGTAATATAAACTCCTCTCTATCCCATAAATCATCTATAAACATCTTTTGTAGTTGTTCCCATATTTCTAAATGTACTGGTGCAAGGTTTCTTGCTAAATTGTCTTCTTTAGGTACGAATGTATTCTGTAGAAAATACAAGC